CTGTAATCGGCGGTAGAGTCGGAGAGACCCTTGACTCAAGAGCAATAGTAGATATCGTAAATCTTATTGGTACCTGTGTGGTATCAGGAAATGTTAGACGATCTGCAACTCTGGCTTTGGGTGATGCTAAAGATCAAGACTTTATGAATCTTAAGAATTCAGAGGCTTTCCCAGAAAGAAATTCATTTGATCCAGAAAATCCAGGCTGGGCATGGATGTCAAATAACTCTATTTCTGCGACGGTAGGTACAAAGTACGAAGACTATGTAGACCTAATAGCAAATAACGGTGAACCTGGTTTTATATGGTTAGATGTTGCAAGAAACTACGGGCGTTTAAAAGATCCTGCAGATGGTAAAGATTATAGAGTCATGGGATTTAATCCATGTGCAGAGCAGCCATTGGAATCATATGAACTATGCACCTTGGTTGAAGTACACTTAAATCGTCATCAGTCTAAAGAAGATTTCTTGCGGACATTAAAGTTTGCATATCTATATGGAAAGACGGTAACGCTGATACCAACACACTGGCAACAGACAAATGGAATTATGCAGCGTAATCGTCGTATCGGGACATCACTTACAGGCATTGCCTCATTCTCAGACAAATTTGGTTTGCCTGTTGTGCGTGAATGGATGGACGAAGGATATGAGACTATTCGTAAATATGATCATTCATATTCTGAATGGTTATGCGTTCGTGATTCCATTAGAGTCACAACTGTTAAACCATCAGGGTCTGTATCAATTCTTTCTGGCGCAACACCTGGAGTTCACTGGGCACCTGGTGGAAACTATTTCTTGAGAGCAATTAGATTTGGGAATACTGACCCAATGATTCACTTGTTCAAGGCTGCTGGATATAAGATGGAGGCTGACCTTGTATCTGCGAATACAACTGTCGTATACTTCCCAGTACATTCTGGTCACGCAAGATCTGAAAAGGATGTAACATTATTTGAGAAGATTGCGCTTGCTGCTACTGCTCAGAAATACTGGTCTGATAACGGCGTGTCTGTAACGCTTTCATTTGACAAGGAAACTGAAACAAAGCATATAGCGCCTGCACTTCATATGTACGAAGGACAGTTAAAAGCAGTTTCATTCTTACCGATGGGAAATAAAGTATATCCACAACAACCATATACTGAAATAACCGAAGAGGAATATAACTCATATATTGGTCAGATTAAAAAGATCGATTGGTCTGCAATTTATGATGGAGCAGAAAATCTGGAGGCACAGGGAGAAATGTACTGTACTACAGATGCTTGCGAAATAAAAATCTCGTAGTATGATAAAATAGACTCATAATGTCTAGCCCATCAAATTTATACGCAGAGAAGATATACGCAGAGCACCCACAATTCTTATGGGCACTTGATGATAAGGCTGACTATGTTTCTTTAATCTCAGAAGCACAAAGAGATACATCAATATGGTCTATTGATAATGGTTCGTCACAAGAAACAGAAGAACTTTTAGATGCTCCATTTCCAGATAGCATAATCAATAAAGTAATTCCTTCTACACTAATGGGAGAATTATTTTCATCAACAATAGTAAGTCCAGAAATAGTGTCTACAAATGAACTAAACTCTATACTAAAAACTTTTTCTACAGGCGCTTATTTTTATAATATAGGCCCGTATGTTTTGAGTATTGAGATAGGCTATAGATATTATGATGATGCATTAGAAACTTATGTTGATGTTTTAAAATCTTATGATGCGTCAATACAAGATAGATGGTTTTTTATTTCAGAGACATTTAGTCCAGAAGATACGGATCTCCCCATAAGATTAGTTATTAAGATTAATTATTTTGGACAATCGGTAGATATCAATGACTACACAGTATATATAAATGGAATTACTTTCGGACAATGGTGCGAAGAATTTCAATCCAGTTCGCTTGGTGTCAGCACAACAACATTACCTTCAACTATAGCCTTAGCAACCTCTGATGTAGTAGAAGCAAAGGCATATGGCTTGACGCAGAATAGTGGTTATTACTTTGTCAATAACAATGCGCTATCAGCAAAGAATTTCGGAATGCCTATGGTTTTTGGATCTCAGAATATTACAAAACTTTATAACAATAATAATAAGCCATCGCTAATAGTTCCTTCCGATGGAATGATGTCAGAAAACGGAAGGTACAAAAATTTTACGTTAGAGTTTTGGCTAAGAACTAATAATTCTTCATCAGATGCAAAAAGAATAGTTGGTCCAATATCTTCTGACGACGGAATTTATTTAGATGGTCCATTCATTATATTAAAAATAAATAATTCGTATGCCTCTTATTATGTTGGAGAATGGGAACGCCCCATGTTAATTCATTGGCGCTATACCAATAACCTGTCAACTATTCTTTTAAATGGAGAAGAAGTTATATCTCTTACAATTGATAGTTCTTCTATTACATTACCTGAATCAAAAAATAATCAAAACAAAAGTCAAGACTGGATTGGGTTTTATGCACATGAAAATATTGAGCCTATAGAAATCGATTGCGTTGCGTTATATACATACTCTGTTCCTTTAGTTGTAGCAAAAAGAAGATTTGTATACGGTCAAGGTGTTCAATACCCAGAAAACTTAAATGCTGCATATGGAGGAAGTTCTGTAGTTTTTGATTATGCTTTTGCTGACTATACTAAAAATTATAACTACCCAGATCTAGGATCATGGTCTCAGGGGTCTATTGACAATATTGCAATAGAAGATAATTATTTAACGTTTCAAACCTTTAATAGTCCAGAAATTTTTATTAACAGCACAGACAAAACAGAAGATCAATTATTAACTGATTGTTCAACAATACAAAATGAACAAGAGTATTTTTTAAATTTAAGACCAACAGAAGATTGGGATAGCATAAATTCATACTTATACTTTGATATATTCTCTACAATAAATCAACCAGTTCATGCGTTCTACGGATTATTTAAAAAGCCAACAGTCTATTCTGGCATAGAGGTACTAATTAGAATAGAGGATCAAAATTCAAACTATCTATCAATAGAGTGTGTGGGTAACGATATAAATTATATTTTTAAACATGGTTCTGAAACAAAAGTTTTATATGAAGTTTTTTCAGTAGAAAATACTGATGTTTTTGCAGTTGGTGTTGAGATAGATGTTTTTAGAGATTATTTCGGCGAAGACTTATTATCATTTTTTAATAATGCTGCATTGAGTATGTATGTCGGAGGAACTAAAGAGTTTGCAAAAACCTTTACTGGAAATATTTATAAGATAGCCGTATGTTCTGAAAAAAATGTAAAAGACATCGCAAATCTATTTAATGAATTTGGTGTGCCAAAAGATTATGAAAATATATTTGATTTATATGGTCCTACAGTAGAGTATGACGGAGGAGATGCAGATCAAGAGTTCTGGGATTATTATTTAAACTATGGCGATCAATTTAATTTCAATGCTTCAGAATTTTTAAATATTAAGTTATCAGAACACTCTCCAAGTTTTGGATTAGTCCCTAAGAGTTATTTTAATAATTTTTACCTAGACGTATACTCTAGCGGATCATGGAAAGATTATGTTCCATTATCATATTTTGGTCAGTATGTTACAGACGAATATGGAAATAACAAATTTGGATTAGACTTTATACAATTTAATGTTAATTATCCAGCACCTACAAAATTTAAAGAAACAGAAACAATAGATGAAGACGGATGGACGTATGGCGAGTTATCTGCAGATTATTCATATCCAGAACAAAGAACTTACGAGTCTTTAGATAATTATCTTTATACTGGATATGTTGACTATCAAGATTTAGCAGAGAGGGCAGTTAAAACTTATTCTTACGACACAACTGGTGCTATATTAAAAACATATATTACTTTTGAGTACTTAGAAGATGGTGCAAATGCATCAGATGGATATTTTATAAATATACAAGATGTTCCTAAAAATGGCGTAATATCTCCAGGCAGCGAATGGATAAATACAAAATATGAAGTTGTTGATAATGTTTTAATTTATCCTCCAAAAGGAGTTGACTTTAATGATTTAGCAATAGTAGTTCATCTTAATTTTGAAGTAGACGGAATAAGACATAGCCCAATTAAAATTAAAAGTTTACAATTAGCATCACAAGCATTTAACTACAATACTGCAAATAATATAGGAACACGTTTTGGAACAAACGTTTATCCATATTTAAATAACGGTTATTATTTTAATTATAAGTCAAGAAATCCTTTTAGCATATATAAAGGATCTTCTCCATATCTGTATCTAACAAGACATTCTGGATTAGAATTACGAGGAGACTATGATCCATTAACTAATCGTGGTGTAGCAATACCAATTAATAGTGGAAAGACACAAAATTATGAAGTTATGGCTATGCAGTCTTTAGTTAGATTCAATGGCGACTTTTTCCCATATGCTCCAACTCAAATAATGCAAATTAATTCAAAAACAAAAACAATAAAGTTCTATATGGTAGCAAACCATCCAACTGGCAAAAGAGCAAAAATATATGCAATAGATGCAAATACAGGAGCCTTGTATAACGGAATATCTTTTTATTTAAATGGAAAGGTAGTAAAAGAACCAATATTAAATATTAATGAATGGGCCATGTTAGGAATAGGATTTCCAACTATATTAAATTTTAAAGGATACGCAGGGTCAATAATGATAAATGGTCCAATTATTTTTAATAGTTTGTCATATTATCAAACTACTACTTTGCAGGCAATTCAAAATGTAAACAAGAGGCCTTGGTCAAGAGTAAAGTTTGCCCCAGATGGATTTTTTGATTGGGAGTATTGGTCTGATATCGCTATTTGGCAGGGAGTTCTAGTTCAGTCTTCTATAAGTTACTATGGAGTCGATCCATCAGATTTATATAAAGCATACACTGGAACAAATAAAATAATAGTTGATGATACAAGGGTTTTTAGTCTTAAGGATTATGAATATTCTATATTTAAAGACGTAGAGTGGCAATCACAAACATCTGACGCAGTATAATATGGTATACTGGTGGTTATGAAATACAAAGACCAGCCCCTTTTTGGTAAAGATGGAAAGCCACGTATGCCTGGTCAAATTGGTGAAACTAAAGTAACTGTTATAGATAAAAAATACGACTGGGGCATTTATGTTTGGAAAAAATCAAATGGCAGATGGTTTACAGATGGAAATGGCAATATTTTAAATATTCCATCTATGAAGGGCGATCTTGCTAAAATAGCAGAACTAAAACAAGCAGCAGCATATTATGGGGAGCCAGATGGGGAGCCATATTTTTTTGCGGGTATGTCAAGAGTAACTGACGAAGAATATAGTGAACAAGTAGATAGAATGAAGGCTGGATTAATACCAAATCTAAATGATCTTGGAGCAGTTCAGGCAGCAAAAGATACAATAGCAAAATATGGAGACGAAGAATAATGTCAGAAGAAAAAGATTATTACTTAACTGCTAGGATTGATAATCCAGTAGATGCTTTAGAGATGTTTAAGGCTTCAGATCCATTCAATCAATCATGGACAGAATTAAAATCATACAATGGTTTGGATAATAATTTTAAGAGAAGAGTTTCTCGTCTTGTAGAAAAGGCAGATAGAAATAATCCGACACAAGGATATCTTGATAGCGCAAGAGCAGAACAGTCAGGTATTGACGGAGCAAAGTCAAAAGAGATTAATCCTGGCACGGTATACAGAAATGGCTACGGACTATTTGATGTAATAACACCACCATGGAATGTTTATGAACTTGCAAACTATTATGATACATCATTTGCCAATCATGCTGCTATTGATGCTAAAGTAGAAAACATTGTGGGCTTAGGA